GTTAGATCACTTCGCTCATTGAGTACAATGGGAATTGGCCCGCCTTATTTGGCCCACATGTGACACGAGATCTATCGGGGGATTAACATGTGTACTGGTTCGCTCCAGAATATCCCAAAATAGTAAAACAGCAATCACAACCATGGGCATTTGTACCTCACGAGTTGTCACAACTAGTCGGCATGTCGTTTCACCAACGCATGCCGCTATGTCCTTATATTGGAGTTTCCTACAAGGACGCGGGCGATATGCTAGCCCTCACATAGCCGCTGCACCTGCGGTTCTGGAATTGCATGCTTCTACAACTGACCGGCCCATTAGGGTTGGTAACCAACAGTTTTCTTTGGAGTGTGCATTGCATATGGCAGCTTTCTCTGAGCTGGGGCATTGGCGTACGCGCCATCTCACGGATGCCTCGGCCCAAGATGCCAATGTGACAGTTATGTTGAAGAAAATGCGTACTTGGGCGTTGTCGCAGAAGAAGGTCGTCATTCGTAAATTCGGGGCTCATGAGTTTAACCAGCGTGTACTCATAGAACCGTTGAAAAATACAAATACGCGAGAGTTTGTGCTCGAGACATGCACGTATTGCGTTGGTGGTGAATACTGTGAGCTGGTTGAAAAATCAGTGACAGAGGCGCAGTACGATGTAGAGCAGGAGGCTTTACCACCCGTTGAGCATAACGAGGTGGAGCTCAATTTATTTGCACGGCATGGTGATGACTTGGGTCGCTTTGATAGCGAAATCCGGGTAGACATCCTAGTGGGCCCGCCGGTGCAGGGATTTATTGGGCCGCTGAATGATAGCGCGGTGGTAGTGAAAGAAATCGTGTGGGCATGGTCTATGAGTGAGATCTTAGGGTCTCTAGAGACAGCACTCACGTTTGCCATGTTTCCGACGCCTGCGGAAGCAGTTAGGCAAAATTTGATGGGATCCAGGGACTATGCTCATATTATGTCCAATCCTGGGTTCTATGCGTCCGTCGATCCATTGGCTGTTATGGATGTGCCGGCGCCTGTGCACAACTAGGGCTGCCCCCCTATGTTGCAGTGGCAAGCTCGCACCGGGGTCAATTATGGTGTGAACCTGGTTCGTGAGTTGTTTGAACGTGCCACTGTCAGGGTAGGTGGGGACGAGAAGCGTGGTGGGAAGGAGAGGGTTAGGAGGTTCGCCAGTAGCAGGATACTTGATGAGGAGATGATCTGTTTCAATGAGTCGCTTGAGAATGTGGCGGCTGCTGTGTTGTTGAGACAGATGTTTTACAAGGAGGTTGGGGTGCCCGTGCTTCAACCTGCACCTGGACTTAGGGCAAGGATGGAACCGGCTGTTTCCGCATTGGTCAAAGAGCTGCGGGTTGTTCCGCGGTACAGTAGTGAACAGTTTTTGAGCACCTATCATGGGCCAAAGCTGGCACGCTACCGTCACGCGATCGAGTCGCTGCGTAGTAGACCACTTGAACGGAAAGACGCCAAAGTTTCGGCTTTTCTTAAGTACCAGAAAGAGGAGGGTGATGCGGTTCCCCGTGTCATTTCACCTCGGAGCTATCGGTTTCTGGCGGCCTCCGGCCGTTTCCTTAAGGCGTATGAGGCGCCTTTGTACAGGGGTTTGAGGAAGATGTTTGGCGGTACAGTTGTCGCGAAAGGACTTAATTCTGTTGACCAGGCCAAGTTGCTATATAAGTATTGGAACCAGTTTAGGAGGCCAGTTGCAGTGGGGTTGGATGTCTCTAGATTTGACCAGCATGTTTCGAAGGCTATGCTGCAAATCATGGATCACATCTGGCTGTCAATGACTCCTAAGGAAGATAAACAGACCGTTAGCCGTATCCTAACGTGGCGGCATCACAACCTCATCAGTTGGCGGGTTGCTTACACGGAGATATCCTATGTCCTTTTGGGGCAGCGGATGTCAGGAGAGATGGAC